CATATTACTAGCCTAGAAGCTATTAATCAATATGGAGTAACAAGACTAGCAAGTATTATTTTTAATCTAAAAAAAGATGGATATACTATACATAGTACAGATTTAAAATTTACTACTAGGTTTGGTAGACCAACAAACATATCTAAATATTTATATTTTAAACCTAAACCTAATCATGAGCAAAAATTAATATGGGGGTAAAGACAATTAGTAAGTTAAAGAAAGAATTAGATAAGTGGTTTAGTCTTTACATTAGGCTAAAATTATCTACTCCAGAAGGAATTGTAAGTTGTTGTACTTGTGGTAAGTTAGGACACTACAAGGTCGGTATGCAAAACGGACATTTTCAATCTCGCAGACATCATTCTACAAGATGGAATGAACAAAATTGTGCAGTACAATGTATAGCTTGTAATTGTTTTTCACAAGGAGAGCAGTATAAAATGAGTATTTACATTGATAATAAATATGGGGAAGGTACTGCTGAATCATTAGAAATGGAAGCAAGGAAAATAGTAAAAATGTCTAGAATAGATTATGAAGAAAAGATAACTTATTATAAATCAATTGTTAATAAATTGAAATTAGAAAAAAATATAGAATAATTATAATGTTTATATTTGAAAATGATAAAGCCTATTTATGCTAATGTTGAGCATGAAATTTATGTTAGTGAATATTTAAATTTAATGTTATCTTTTGTGGATGAGTGTTCTTCAGATGTAAAGTATGATAATTTTTTAGATGTAGTAAATTTAATTATAGAGTATCACAATGCTTATGGTACAGATGTAGATAAGAGAGTGGGAAATTGGAATGATTGGTTAATGATACTACCTATTAATTTATCAGTTTGTTGTAATGGTTATTTTGCAGGTATAGAAACAAGAAGAAATAAAGAATCATTAAGTACATATAAAAGATTATTGGATAAGTATTTATCTGATTTAGTTTTAAAGTTATCTGATTTAGAACATAAAAATGACTAAGGTATATCAAGCAGTAGCAGATTGTAGAAAGACTTTTGTAAAGATGTCTTATAAGTTTACTAAAGACATAAACTATATTGATGAGGTAGTACAGGAATGTCTACTATATTTTATGCAGATGAATCCAGAAACTTTAAAAGATATTTGGATTAAGGATGGAGAGAAAGGTTTAATAAGGTACGGAGCAGTAATACTAAGAAGAAGTTTTACAAGCGTTAGAAGTCCTTATTATTATAAGTTTAATATTTATTATAAAAATTTAGATGAACAAGCAAGTACTATAACTTATGATATTGTTAAGACAGGGGAAACATCTAATCAAAAGCATTTATATAATATACCTAATCCAGAGGAATATGTACAATGGCAGAAACTAGAACAGATAGATAAAGCATTAGAATCGTTGTATTGGTATGATAGAGATGTTTTTAAGCTATATTACTATGAAGGTAATACTTTATCAGGATTAGCTAAAAAGACTGGTATAAGCAGGAATAGTTTATTTACTACAATAGATAAAGTAAGAGAACAACTTAAAGAACTTTTAGATGAATAAGTTTTTTGTCAAAGATGAAATTTATAAAGACAGAATAGATATTTGTAAGGCTTGTGATTATTATTTTAAGCCAACTGGAAGTTGTAAAGTTTGTTTATGTTTTATGTCTATTAAAGCTAGAATAGGGAATCAAGAATGTCCTCAAGGATATTGGTTAAAGACAAAAGAGATAGAGCAGCCTGATGATATACCTAATCATTTAGTAGAAGAAGTTAAGTTAGTTTGGAAAAATATAAATAAAGGAGTTGCAAAAAATCAAGCAACTAAAAAAAGAATGATTGAATTGTTTAATGTAATTTATGGAACAAATTATAATACAGGTACAAGTTGCAGCAGTTGCCTTAATGATTGTTACAAAGGAATTAAAAGAATATACGAAAAATATGAAAGATAAAACTCCAAATTATTATATAGGAAAAGTTTATGGTTATAAAGCATTTGATATAATAGAAGATTATAGTTTAAATTATAATTGTGCTACTGCACTTACATACATTTTAAGAAGTAATAGAAAACATAATAGTCCTGATGAGTGTTTGCAAAAAGCAATAGACCATTTAGAAAATGAATTAAAAATTTTAAAGAAAAAGAAAATAAGAATAAGTCATAATTAAAAAAAGGAGAGTAGGCAATTTTGCCATATAAAGATAATGGGTGTATAAGAGCATCCTTTAATTTTATTATTGTTACTCTCCTTTATTTTAAAAAATAATACTATGTTAAAATATCAATGTAATAAATGTGAAATACAAAAAGAATTAAGCAAAGTAGTAATGAAAGTTGTAAATTCTAAGGTTGTTAATTTAGGAACGGAATGTCCTGACTGTGGGGAATATATGCAGGAAGTAGAAAAAGAGTTTGGAGGTTTTCCTTCATTAAAAAGAACAGAGCCTACTCTATCTAATAAGAAAAATAATTTATGGAGTAGGGCTAAAGATACAATGTCTTGAAGTTTGTAATAAAGGATGATAAAGATAAGCAAAGCCTGATAAACTATTTAAAGGAGTTAGGTAATGATTATATAGTTGATGTAAAGAAACAAAGAAACAATAGAAGTAATATGCAGAACAATTATTATTGGAAATGTATAGTCCAAACTTTATCTAATGAACTAGGATATTTTCCTAATGAGATGCACGATATACTAAGGGCTAAGTTTCTACAAGAATGGGAGATGTTAGAGATAAACGATAAGAAAGTAGGTATAAGTAAGATAGGAAGTACTGCAACACTAAACACTAAAGCCTTTGAAGTGTATGCAGAACAGATAAGGATATGGGCTTTAACAGAATTAGGAATAAGATTAATGTTACCCAATGAATATAATTAGAAATTACTTTAATAACATAAAGAACATCTTAGTATACTTTGATTATCATAGCTTACTATTTTGGTGGTGTATAAGTGATTGTCTTAATAATCAAGTGTTATGGACTACACCAAGCTATTGGTTAGAATTAGGGCAGCCTAATACATACTGGTTATATATGACTTATTTTATACTAAGCCTAAGTATAGTAATATGTTTAAATAATTTAAACTACCTAATAAGATTTATAGGCATGTACTTAGTCTTATATTTGTTTTCAACTGTAAGATATTGTCTAAGTATTTATACTGAGGAAAACTTTGACTTATTAGATTTCAGGGCATTACTTATTACATCTTGGTACTTCTCTATGTGGCTATGGATATATCTTAAACTAAAAAAAGAACAATTACATAAAAAACTATTATGAATGATAACTTAACTACAATTATAATTACGGCTATAAGTGTTGTCTTTGGAGCAGGAGGTTGGAAGTTCTATGAGTTTCTTATTAAAAGCAAGAGAGAAAAACAAAAGGAAGAAAAGACAGAGCAAACAATATACAGAGATGACCTAAAGACAAGAGTAGATAAACTAGAAACCTATAAAGATGACTGTGTAATGTCTATGTTAGAATTAAAAACTGAATTAGCTAAGTTAAAAGTAACTGTAGAATTTCTAGAAAAAGAGAATAACATACTTAAAATCAAGCTACAACGATAAAACAAATAAGAGATATTTCTATTATATAGTATATCTTGATTAATCAAATTATTTCAAATGACACATGGGGGTAAAAGAGAAGGAGCAGGTAGAAAGGCTAAAGCTGAAGAACAGAAGTTAATAGAGAACTTAACACCTATGAATCCTGATGCTTTAAAGTCTTTAGAACAAGGCTTAAAGAACAGAGAACAATGGGCAGTTAAATTATTCTTTGAATACTTTTATGGTAAACCACAACAACGAGTAGATGTAACCAGTAATAGCGAAACACTTAACATACCTATAATAAACTTTGTTGAATCCGAAACTGAATAAAAAGTATAGTGCATTATTTTCTGCTAAGTCTAGGTACTATATTATAACTGGTGGTAGAGGCTCAGGTAAGTCTTATGCCGTTACTGTGTTCTTAACACTACTAACAATGACACAAGGGGTAAGAGTGTTGTTTACAAGGTTTACAATGGTGTCTGCTCATCTATCTATTATACCTGAGTTCTTAGAAAAGATAGGTCTATTAGGGTATGATAATATATTTAGTATCAATAAGTCAGAGGTTGTCAATACATCAACAAATAGTGATATATTGTTTAGAGGTATTAAAACATCAGCAGGAAATCAAACTGCATCACTTAAATCCTTACAAGGTATATCTACTTGGGTTTTAGATGAAGCAGAAGAACTTGTTGATGAAAATATATTTGATACTATAGATTTAAGTATTAGACAAAAAAATATACAGAATAGAATTATATTAATACTTAACCCTACAACTAAAGAGCATTGGATATATAAAAGATTCTTTGAGGATAGAGGAGTATCAGCAGGTTTTAATGGTGTTAAGGATAACGTTTGTTATATACATTCTTCTTATTTAGATAATAAAAAAAACCTTTCACAAAGTTTCTTAGATAGAATATATAGACTTAAAGATATAAACTTTAAAAAATATACTCATAAAATTATGGGTGGTTGGCTTGACAAAGCTGAAGGTGTTGTGTTTAGTAATTGGGTGTTAGGAGAATTTAATCCTGATGGTTTACAATCATCTTGTGGTATGGACTTTGGTTTCTCAGTAGACCCTGATAGTTTAACTGAGGTTGCAATAGATAAGAAAAAAATGAAGATATATATTAAGGAGCATATTTACAGAAATGGATTAAAATCGCACGAATTAGCACAAATAATACTTAAAAAGGTAGAAAACAAGTTAATTATTGCAGATAGTGCAGAGCCTAGACTTATAGAAGATTTAAGATATTTAGGTGTAAACATTAAGCCTGTTAAGAAAGGAACTATAGAAAGTGGAATTACTCGTATGCAAGACTATCAATTAATTGTTACACCAGAATCTACTAACATAGCTAAAGAATTAAACAACTATGTCTATGCTGATAAAGGTTCTAAGCTATATGTAGACAATTACAATCATGCTATAGATGGGGTAAGATATAATGTTATATACCATTTAGATAATCCAAACTTAGGTAAGTATTATGTGCAATAAAAAAGGTGCAACTTTAGAAGCTACACCTTTTAAAAAAACTTAAAACGATTATGAAAACATACAAATATACTATTTTAAACTAAATATCAATTAATTCTATTATATATTATGCAAGTAAAGATTAAGAAAGGAGGTAAGCAAAAAACATACAATCTAATAAATAGTTGGGATGATGTAACTCTTGAAAAGTGGGCTAAGTTAATGTACAAAAAAAATCAAAGTAATTCTAACGAAGCATTAGAAACTATAGCTGCATTATCTGATATACCCAAAAAACTTGTTAATGAGTTAGGCATAAATGATGTAGCTACTATTCTTAAAAGGATAGCTAAAATGCAAGAGAAAGAAAATACTAAACTTAAAAGAATTATTAAAGTAGATAATGTTGAGTATGGTTTTCATCCTAATCTAGAAGATATTACTTTAGGAGAATATGCTGACATTGAAACCTATTTAAAACTTGGAATAGAAAATAACTTAACTAAATTAATGGCAGTATTATACAGACCTATTTTAGAAAAGGAAGGTAAGCAATATTCTATTGAGGCTTATGATAGTAGTTCTACAAGGCTAAGAGCAGAGAAGTTTAAAAAGATGAAAGCAGAAGATGTAAATAGTTCATTGGTTTTTTTTTGGACTTTAGGGAACGAACTATTAATGACTTTGCCGTTATATTTAATGGAACAGAGTCAGGAGATACTCAACAAAGTCCAGATGAGCAATTTGCAGACAAATGGAACTGGTTTGGTGTAATGTATAGATTAACTAATGGAGAGATAATTAATTTAGAAAAGATAACTAATCTTAGTTTGTACGAGTGTTTAACTTGGCTAACTTATGAAACAGATTTAAATGAAACTAAAGCAGTAACAAAATGACATACTTTAAAGATTACAACAATACTATAGACACCTTAAAGAAATTAGGTCAGCAGCACTATATGATTAAGACAGTAACTACAGGAGATTTGTGGGAGATTGATTTATCTAAAAACACCTTTTTCCCTTTAATGCACATTAATCCAGTTAATGCAGTAGCAGGTAATCACGAGATGACTTTAAACTTTCAAATATTTATAATGGACTTAGTATTTCCAGACTTGATTAATGAGCAAGAAGTATTATCAGATTGTTTACAAATTTGTAATGATTTAATAGGTACGTTTAAAAATGGCGAAAGTCTATTATTATCTAATCAAGGAGTAAATGCTTTGCCTAAATACTTTACAGATGGAGATATAACTATAGAGCCATTCTCAGAAAGATTTGACAACTCAGTAACAGGTTGGGTTTTTACAATACCTGTAATAATAGAAAATGAATACAATACTTGTATAGCACCACAAGCAACAACTGATGCAATACAATAATGTTTAAGATACTAAAGAGATTAAATAAGATAAAGATAGGTAAACTAATAATTAAAATAATACCACCACAAATAACAATTAAAATATAAAATATGGCAGACTTAGTAACATCAATTACAGAATCAGTTGTTTTAAATGGAAGTGTAAGGGGAAGTACAAACACATTAACAACAACAGGAATTAATAATGCTTATGAACGTATTGTAACTTGTACTCATTCACAAGCAACTACTTTAGTAGCTTTTAACACTAACTCTTATGGAGCAGTAGTGCAATTAGATAAAGAAGATGTAAGATATATAAGAGTAACAAATCTTAATACAACTATATCTGTAGAAATTGCAGTAGTAGGTGCAGCTACTTTATACCAAGTTACATTAAAAGCAGGACAATCACATATATTAGGAGCAGCAGATAATATTATGTTAGCAGAAGCAGATACTACTCCAAGTTATGGAACTATGGCTGCATTACAAAACATATCTGTAACTCCTATAGGAACTACTAATGTAGATTTAGAAGTGTTTGTAGCTAGTGTTTAATGGAAGCATTAGAACGATACTTAAATAGCTTTGGTAGAAGTGTTGTAAACAAATCTAAAGGAATACTAAAAAGAAAAGACAAAGTAGTAACAGGAAATCTTTTAAATAGTGTTAAATTTAAATTAGTTAAAACAAATCAAGGAATTAATGTAGAGTTTAGTATGCTAGATTATGGGGAGTTTATAGA